GAAAAACCTTTACAAGGTATCGTTAAGTATTCTGACGGTACGGTTGAGAAAAACGACTTAGTCGGATTTCGTCCAAGTAGTGAATACGAGTTTATCGTTGATGGCGAAAGACTATATCGAGTTAAATCTAATTTTATTACAATCAAATATGAACATCAAGGAAACGAAGAGGAGTATAATCCAAGCTGGGCACAAAGCAGTGGAGGAACTGATAAAAGTAGCTAAAGAAGCTATTGTAGATTCAGATGATGATTTAACAGCAGACAAACTTAAGAATGCAGCTGCAACTAAAAAACTAGCTATATTTGACGCATTTGAGATACTTAACAGAATCCAGGAAGAAGAAGACTTGCTTGAGGGTAAAACACCTGAAGAGGCAAAGGAAAAAACTTTTAAAGGATTCGCAGAAGGTAGATCTAAATAATGTACGAGCAAAGTTTAGTTAAGGCGGTTGAACCGATAAAGCGTACCACTATAAGCCGAATGAACAAAGGTAAGAAGTGGAAGTATGGATACAATAAAGAGCATGACATAATCGTATTATCTCACAACGGTCAGATAGGAGAAATCATAGAGATACAAAACTTAGTCATCGCCCTACCTAAGGTACCTAAGGATGTATATAAGGATCTTAAAGATAAATGGGTTAAGTTTGAGCAGCCAAAGGAATTAGAGCGCTTAAAGAGCATATTTGATTGGCGTGCCTACCCAGAGGATCAAAAGGATCAATGGCACGATTATATAGACGAAGAATTTAGAAGAAGAGAAGAAGGATTTTGGTTTACGAATGATGGCAAGCCAACTTGGATAACAGGTACTCATTACATGTACTTACAGTGGAGTAAGATAGACGTAGGTGCGGCAGACTTTAGAGAAGCAAATAGATTGTTCTTTATATTCTGGGAAGCCTGTAAAGCAGATAAGAGATGCTACGGGATGTGCTATCTTAAGAATAGAAGATCTGGATTTTCATTTATGTCTTCCGCGGAAACCGTTAATTTAGCCACTCTAGCGAGTGATAGTAGATATGGAATACTATCTAAATCAGGAGCTGATGCTAAAAAAATGTTTACCGACAAGGTTGTCCCTATATCAATTAACTACCCATTCTTTTTTAAACCTGTACAAGATGGTATGGATCGTCCAAAATCCGAGCTTGCTTATCGTGTACCCGCTAGTAAGTTTACTAGAAAGAAAATCACGGCGAATGAAAAGCTTGAAGATATACAAGGATTAGATACAACAATTGACTGGAAGAATACTGGAGACAACAGTTACGATGGTGAAAAATTAGCGTTACTAGTACATGATGAAAGTGGTAAATGGGAAAGACCTGATAATATACTAAATAACTGGAGGGTTACAAAAACATGTTTACGATTAGGTAGTAGAATCATTGGTAAATGTATGATGGGCTCAACTTCAAACGCATTAGACAAAGGTGGAGAAAACTTTAAGAAACTATATAACTCATCAGATGTCACAAAAAGAAATAGAAATGGTCAGACAAAATCTGGCTTATACTCTTTGTTTATCCCAATGGAATGGAACTATGAAGGATTTATTGACGAGCACGGGGTTCCAGTTTTTACTACTCCTGACGTCGACAGATACGCACCAGACGGTGAACTAATAGACGTAGGCGTAATAGATAACTGGCAAAACGAAGTTGATGGTTTAAAAGATGACCAAGACGGATTAAATGAATTCTATCGTCAGTTTCCAAGAACAACAGAGCACGCGTTTAGAGATGAAACTAAAGGAAGCATATTTAATTTAGTTAAGTTATATGAGCAAATAGATTACAACGAAGAAATGTCTAGAACATTAGGAGTTACTCAAGGTAATTTTCAATGGGCCAACGGAGTTAAGGATACTCAAGTAACTTTTCACCCAGATCCAAAAGGTAGGTTTAAAGTAAGCTGGGTTCCACCTCAGCAAATACAAAATAATGTTGTACTTAAAAACGGTATAAAATATCCTGGCAACGAACACATGGGTGCTTTTGGCTGTGATAGTTATGACATATCAGGAACGGTGGATGGAGTTGGATCTAAAGGAGCTTTACACGGACTAACTAGGTTTTCAATGGAAGACGCCCCGGCTAACAGTTTTTTTTTAGAATACTTATCAAGACCACCAACGGCTGAGATGTTTTTTGAAGATGTTCTAATGGCTTTAGTATTTTATGGTATGCCAATATTAGCAGAGAATAATAAACCTCGTCTATTGTACTATTTAAGGCGAAGAGGATATAGAGGGTTTAGTATGAATAGACCCGATAAAATATGGAATAAATTATCTGTAGCAGAAAAAGAAGTTGGTGGAATACCCAATTCAAGCGAGGATATAAAACAAGCACATGCCGCAGCAATCGAGATGTACATTCAAGATTACGTAGGTATTAAACAAGATGGAACACTTGGTGATTGTTACTTTAATGAACTTCTAAACGATTGGTCAAAGTTTGATATAAATAAAAGAACAAAGCATGATGCATCAATAAGTTCTGGTTTAGCTATTATGGCTAACAATAGACACTTATACGCACCAAACGCAACGGTTGAAAAACCAAAACTAAATATAACGGTTTCTAGATATACAAATACCGGAAACAATTCACAAATAATTAAGTAATAAATATGGCAGAGTCTGGCATTAAAAGTTATTTCCCAAGTCAAACGGTCAGCGATGCTGAGAAGTTAAGCTATGAGTATGGGTTAAAAGTAGGTAGGGCTATCGAGCAAGAGTGGTTCAACCATGATCAAGGCTCTAATAGATATAAATCTAACCACAATGATTTTCATAATTTAAGGCTGTACGCTCGAGGCGAGCAGTCTGTTCAAAAGTATAAGGATGAGTTATCTATTAATGGTGATTTGTCCTATCTTAATTTAGATTGGAAGCCTGTTCCAATTATATCTAAGTTTGTAGATATTGTTGTTAATGGTATTGCAGAAAGAACTTACGATATAAAAGCTTATTCACAAGATTCATTTGGACTTGACAAGAGAACTAAGTATGCTCAAGCTTTGGTATCTGATATAAAGATGAAGGGTTTTAATGATTTTGCTGCTCAATTTGGGATGGACTTAACAGAGAGTGCTGCTGAAGAGCTACCAGAAACTATTGAGGAAGCTGAGCTATATATGCAACTTACATACAAACAGGCTGTTGAGATAGCTGAAGAACAAGCATTAAACGTCCTGTTTGAGGGTAGTAACTATGAGTTAATCAAAAAACAATTCTATCAAGATCTTACTATCTTGGGTATTGGCGCTGTAAAAACATCATTCAACACATCGGAAGGAGCTGTTATTGATTATGTTGATCCTGCGAATTTGGTTTACTCTTATACTAATTCACCTTACTTTGATGACATATATTATGTTGGAGAAGTTAAGTCTATTCCGGTAAACGAATTAGCTAAGCAATTTCCTCATTTGTCAGAAGAAGATTTACAAGATATAATGAAAAATAAATCTACTAACAGATCTAATTACAATTCTACACATAGTTACAACAAAGAAGACAATAATACAATTCAAGTTTTATATTTTAATTATAAAACTTATATGAATGAAGTTTACAAGGTAAAAGAAACTAGCAGTGGCGCGGATAGAATTATACCAAGAGACGATCAATATAATCCACCAGAAGACAAAGAAGGCGGGTATGGTAGAATGCTAAGATCTATAGAGACACTTTATGACGGAGCTATGATCCTTGGTACAGGTAAGTTGCTTAAATGGGAAATGGCTAAAAACATGATGAGACCTAAAAGTGATTATACTAAAGTTAAAATGAATTACGCTATTACTGCTCCTAGAATGTACAATGGAAAAATAGATTCATTAGTAAGAAGAATAACAGGTTTTGCTGACATGATTCAGCTGACTCACTTGAAATTACAACAAGTAATGTCTAGGTTAGTTCCAGATGGTGTTTATTTAGACGCGGATGGATTAGCTGAAATTGACTTAGGTAATGGAACAAACTACAACCCACAAGAAGCTTTAAATATGTACTTCCAAACAGGTTCTGTTATCGGGAGAAGTTTTACAAGTGACGGTGACATGAACCCTGGCAAAGTGCCGATTCAAGAAATCACAAGTGGATCTGGTGGTAATAAAATGCAAGCTTTAATTGGTACGTACAACTACTATCTACAAATGATAAGAGATGTAACTGGTCTTAACGAAGCTAGAGACGGTAGTACTCCGGATAAAAACGCCTTAGTTGGGGTGCAAAAATTAGCGGCTGCTAATTCTAACACTGCAACTAGACACATATTACAGGCTGGCTTGTTTTTAACAGCAGAAACTGCCGAGTGTTTATCACTTAGAATATCTGATATTATAGAATACTCGCCAACAAAAGATGCTTTTATACAGCAAATTGGAGCTTACAACGTAGCTACGCTAGAAGAAATTGGTAACTTACATCTTTATGACTTTGGAATATTTATTAATTTAACCCCCGACGAAGAAGAAAAAGCTAAATTAGAAAACAATATTCAAATGGCTTTACAACAGCAGAGTATAAATCTTGAAGACGCTATAGACCTTAGAGAGATTAAAAATATTAAACTAGCAAATCAACTACTTAAGATAAGAAGGGTTAAGAAAGAGGAAAAAGATAGAGAGCTGCAAATGAATAACATACAAGCACAAGGCGATGCTAATACTAAATCCGCTCAAGCAGCAGCGCAAGTTGAAATGCAAAAGAATCAAGCAATAAACGCTGGCACGGCTGAGATAGAACAATTAAAGGCTGAGATTAGTTCTCAAAAAATGTTGCAAGAAGTAGAGTTGAAGAAAGAATTAATGGCTTTGGAGTTCCAGTACAGCATGCAACTCAAGGGTGTCGAGGTTGAAGGTGTTAAAAGTAGAGAAAAAGAAAAAGAAGATCGTAAAGACGAAAGAACAAAGATACAGGCTACACAGCAATCAGAAATGATTGAGCAAAGAAATGGTGGTAAACCACCTAAAAACTTTGAGTCCGCAGGTAATGATATACTAGGTGGCGGATTTGATTTAGGTAGTTTTGACCCTAGTTAAAATTATTAATTATTATTATATTATATTATGGAAGAAGAAAATGAAAAAGTAGTCGAAGAGATTGCACAGGAAACAACTGTACAAGTTGATGAAAGTAAATTTGAATCCGCTGGAGACGACAGCATAATGAAAGTAGATTTAAGTAAACCCCCAAAACCAAAAGAAGATGAAGTTGAAGAAAGTGACGCTGACAACAGCGGAGTGGTTGCAAGCGCTGAAGATGCCGATGCCCCACAAGAACAAAAAGAAGTACAACCGGAAGCACAAGCACAAGAGGCTCCAGTATTAGAAGAGATTACTGAAGAAGAAGTTGTAGAGGTTGAAGAGCAGGTTGAAGAAGCTATAGCGGAAGCTGAAGCTACTGGAAAACCATTACCAGAGAATATTCAAAAGTTAATGGACTTTATGGATGAGACTGGTGGAGATTTAAGTGACTATGTTAAGCTTAATCAAGATTACTCAAAATTAGATGACACTAGTTTATTGCACGAGTATTACAAGCAAACAAAACCTCATTTAGACCAAGAAGAAATTAACTTCCTTATGGAAGATACATTCTCATTCGACGAAGATGTTGACGATGATAGAGATATACGTAGAAAGAAATTAGCGCTTAAAGAGCAAGTTGCCAGCGCTAAAAGCCACTTAGACGGGCAAAAGTCTACATACTATGAAGAAATTAAAGCTGGATCGAAGCTCACAACTGAGCAACAG